CTAACTACTAAACAGGAACTACCTAAGTCAAGTTTCCGACCACGTGTCAGAAATTATATACGAAGATTAGTTCGGAAGGTCTTTACTCGTGAAATCACCGAGAAAGATCTTCATCACCCTTATGCTCCTTCCATTAAGGCTAACTATGTAGATAGTCGGTCTAAGTTTGGAACATTCGGAACCCTTTTCGACCTTGGTCTTATTCGGGATTGTGCCGTTGATGACATTGGACCTGGCGTAGGTTACGCTCGGCAAGTCAGCTCGGTTTACCGTGATTGTTTGGTGGTTGATAGGACAGACGAGGAAATTGAATCGGTAGATCTCCGACGATTTGTAGTGAATCCCAGGATTCGGGCTGAGGTTCAGTCGACTTACGAGTCGATCTACGAAAAGTGTCGGACTCTTGCGGCAGAAGAAGTCGCTGACGTGAAACTTGTTAGTCTCGCGGAGGCTTTAAAAGTGAGAACCATATCTAAGGGTCCGCCACTGACTTATTTTGTCCTGAAGCCAGTACAGAAGTTTCTTCATCGAATCATGCGGAAATTCCGGATGTTCGAGCTGATAGGGAAACCTGTTAGCACTGAATATCTAGAACGAGTCTTCTCGGACGCCGAAGGACAGTTCCACTCTCTTGATTATAAGAGTGCGACTGATCTTCTAGATCCAGAGGTTTCTTCGTGGTGTGTTGATGAAATTTGTGATGCTGTAGGTATGCCTAGTGATCTTCGCATTCTCTTCCATAAAGCCCTTACGGGTCATAAGGTTGAGGGGCAGGACCAACTTTGGGGACAACTGATGGGTTCAGTTGTTAGTTTTATTGTTCTGTGTCTAGTCAATGCATCTGTTTGTTGGTTTGCTTACGAGCAAACTTTAAACAAAAGAGTAAACTTTTCCGACCTTCCGCTCGCCGTTAATGGTGACGATGGGTTGGTACGGGCTCCGCCTACGTTTCTTAAAACGTGGAAAGAGATCTCTTCGTGTATTGGCTTGATTCCTTCAGTGGGGAAGACGTACTCTCACAATTCCTACCTTAATATTAACTCTACTTCCTTTGTTTTCGAGCAAGGAAAGTTTAAGTTGATACCATATGTAAATATGGGGTTGGTTTATGGGATGGGTCGTTCAGCCTCGTCGGGTCTTAGTGACATAGTTAATCAAACGATTTCTTCAGCTACAATTGGGGCTCGCCATCGTGCATTACTTTCGTCATGTCCAGAGAGCATGAGAATGAGAGTGCATGAAGCTTTCCTTAAAAGTAACATGAAGATCCTCAAAGGTACTAGTTTACCGTGGTATATACCTGAAACGTTGGGTGGGGTAGGTCTTGAACCTTTAATACAGGAAACAATTCCATGGGACGTCGATGAACAGATAACTCGAATCTATCTCCGAACTTCGGAAGGTCACAAGTGTGGACCTAGCCGAAGGGATGTGATGATTGCGAATTCTATTCGTGACCGTGTCCATAAGTCTTGTCACTGTAGGTCAGTACCTACCTTACAGCCGATTCAGGCCCGTACCATTTGGCAACAGGCGTTCTATGTAAAAATGGATCGTAGTAAGATTGAGGTAAAAGATTCGGAGTCCGGTTTTCTGGACCTCGCAACCTATTACCTCACACCGACTCAAGTTATGAAGGAAACTACTATGGAGGAATCTATGGCAGTACTACGACATAACGAGAGAGCTTGGACCTTTCTATCCTCGGCCATGGGAGATTTACCCGAAGGGGCAGATCTCTTTCTGGTGGATGGATAAGGTGGTTACCCTAAGGTTTCTGTGGATTAATTTCCGCCTCGACGCAAGCGTCGTTCTGACTCTGGAATACCAGGTCGGGCAAGCAGTAACT